CAGCTATAGTGACGTCGTCACCTACAATCACGTAAGGTAACTCGCCACTCACCTCCTCTTCAGGAGTGGGTCGATATCCACTCTCGTGAAACGCATACTGAACCAGATTATGGTGCAGCAGCGCAAACGATGCAAACGTGGGGTACAACCCTAAAGGTGACCCTACGGACCATTGGAGATACCTAGACATATCCGTTGACGGTTTAACCCACCAACGACCTCTGCAGGTATCCTTGAAGAATTGGAGCCACCGTGTTCCAACCCCGTACCTAGACAGGGCTTCCAACTGGAGGTCCAGCGGAAGGTTATCTGAGCAATTGCTCAGATCCATAGAGCACATGGTACGGCCTTCTTGTATCCATTTCTGGAGCTTGGGAAGAGCCGCCTCCTGGTCAAACGTATAATCGTTTGGCACTCTTTTGAGCGCTGTGAAGAGGACGCGCCCCAGTGGTTGCAAAGCCATCTGGTAGCAGCGGTACGGGTTAGCTGCGAATCGCAGTTTATACCCTCCTTCCTGAATAAGGCTGATAAGGCCCATATCAGGGAGTTCCTCGGCACTGAGAGACGGGTCGATCTGACGCTCGATCTCCATTTGGAGGTCTAGATCAGGTTCGAAGTCTTTCTCAAAACCTCTCACAACACCCCTTAGGATGTCCCAATTCCTGGATGTCCATAGGGGGCGACCGATGAGTACACGGAGTGATTCGTATACTCCTTCGATCTCCGGGACTGTCTTTAAGCCCTTCGGGGCTCTCCGTGATGGAGAGGCATGATAGTCCACGAGGGGGCTACCTGACTCCTCCCTAACATCAAGGGAGACGAAGAACGGGCTCTGGTGAACCACCCTTAATCCTTCTGCAAGGACCTCGGGTTCGAGGCGGGCGCGCTGAATAGCGCTCACCATCTTGTTCCACTGTTTCACAGTGACCTTGACCTCACGGTCTTGGTATATGATGCCAGTGTAGACCATAATGCTGTTCCAAGCGGTTCGGAATTGCTTCTTACTAAGCCTGAATAGGCAACCGAAGGGACCTTTCGGCACTCCCTCACGGGTTTGTCTGGTCCACGAGTGGTACTTTGTTGGTGGCAAACCAGCGAAGTGATGAAGCAAGTTCACCTTTATCGCCTTAATCCGCTCAACAGTTTCCTCCTCGCCATTACATGCTATCCATTTCTGGACAGTCTTACAGATCTG